ATCTTAAAGAGACGAGCGTGAATCCAGCTCCAGACCGCATGTACCCAGCTCGCAAGTTCGAGTACGCCGACGGCACCGTCACGTGGGATCGCCCAGGCCGGTCGTGGTCGGGCCCTAGAACCCCCCCGATAAAGATTGACTGGGTCCTTATCGCGCTCGTCGCACTTGTCATCGTGTTTTTGGCTCGCAAAACTCTACTCAAATCTTTGAAAGTTTAGGAGCAACCACCTTGACTAATTTTGATTCTAAATTGGAAATAAGAATCTGCTTGCGTGCGGCCATCTGAGGACAGGCGTGAATTTCCAACTGAATACAGTTGCTACAGAACATCGCACTGCAATCTTTGCACTTGAGAAGGCTGGGCTTCTTCTTGCAGTGCTGGCACCTCTTGGATGGCGCAGATGCCTGGCACTCTTTCCAGAGCATCGTAGGGTCCATCTTCTACTACTTCACATACAGGATCTTTCAGCTCTATCGGTCCTTCGTTAATGACTTCACAAGTGAAGCCATTCTTCCGTCCTTCAATGACGTTGTCCCAGAATGCCTTCATCTTGTCAAAGTTGCGTGAAAACCACTCGCGATCTCTCTTGACGTTGGTGACCACAAACTCCTCGGGGCCCTCGCCCTCCGGCCTGTACTGGATGAAATCACACTCCTCCAGGTCCAGAATTTCCATATTTAATTGGATCTGGGCAATATAGTGTTTAGGGACCGTGGGCTCGATCTTCCTTGTCAAAGGGCACTTGATTTCTATAAGACGGCCACACTCTGTGATTCCGTCGGCCGACCCCCCGAGCCACTTATGCACTGGGTGCTGAACGAGCCCAATCTCGTGACTCTTCTTGTCGTGTCGCGCGTCGTACAAGTCGCGCGCGATGGGCTCCAGGATCGTGCCGCGCTCCGTGGCGGCGTTCCCACTGAACTTGCGCCCACCCACCTTCTTTATGTAAAGCGCCTCAGGGCTTTCGTATGGGTTCGCCCCGACGGCAGTGGCTGCATCACTCGCAGTGAGCATGGTTTCACGGAGTGCCAACCACTCCGGGCTTCTCTGCTCGTGGTACGTCGCATTCAAGAGGCTTTCTATTTTTGGATGCATTTACAGGAATCTCCTTATTCTTAAAACGAGCGTCCGTCTTAAGTACTATATTTGCAGCATTCTGTTCAGCTTGACGTTTTGTACTTGCAAATCCACATCCACAGTCTAGTCCATCTACAACCAACTGGATGCAGAATGTGCCATTCGTGTGAGATAACACGTTGTACTCTGGAAGGGGAATCTTGAGGACCTGGCACCACCGCATGAGCTGGTCCTTGTAGTTGTCGTCGTCGAGGCTCGTGTTGGCCTTGCTAAACACGTCCAGAACAAAGCGCTTGGCATGGACCATACCTAAATCAAGGTAAATAGCCCCAACAAAAGCCTCGAAAACATCCTCTAGAATGTTGGGATTCGTGGCCCATCCGTTGCGCTCACCCTTCTCATCCATCAGAATCTTCTTGTCGAGGCCTAGACTCTTGGAAATCTCACATAAGGTTGTTCCGCGAACCATCTTCGTGCGCGCCTTCGTCAGGAATCCCTCCTGCTTCTCTTCATACAAATCAAATAGGTGCTTGGTGATTATAAACCCGAGGACACTGTCCCCCATAAATTCAAGAGTTTCATACGACCCAGTCAGACCCGAGTAACGTTTCAGGGCTGACTTGTGCGTGAAGGCTCGCTGATATAATTCAACAGTTTTAACTTTTGTTCCAACGAGATCATTTAGAAAACTCCGATCGAGCTGAGGAGTTTTCTCCGACATGTTGTACTAGTACCACAGTTTTTTAAGTCAATTTACTAAGCAGAAGCTGCAGGTGCGATCTTCTTCGCCACCTTTGGGCGGTCCTCCTTGGCCACCTTGGGCTTCTCCTCCTTGGGCGCCTTTGGCTCCTTGGGTGCCTTGGGCTCCTTTGGGGCCTTGGGCTCCTTTGGTGCCTTGGGCTCGATGATGTAGTGACGCTTCAGGTACGTCTGCATGTTCAGGAAAGTCAGGTCCTGGCCAGCTGGTACGTCCAGTAGCTTCTTCAGGGTGTCGTCCAGGTTCAGCTTCTGACCCTCCTTCAGGCCCTTCTCGGCCGCATACTGGTTGATGCGGCGAGTTACGTTCGCACGAGAGATCTTGTCGCCCTCCGGCAGGCTCAGGAAAGCACGCAGCTCAGGGGACACATCCAGAAGCTTGTTGAAGCCGTTGTTGGCAGCACGGGCAGCCTGCTTCTCGCCCTGGGGATCCTCCAGGTGCATACGGATCTTGCGGCACTCCTTGCGGACCGCCTCCAGCTGCTTAGACAGGGACTCAAGGGTAACAACAGACTCGGTGGCCATTTCTACCTATCAAGGGAACCTAGGCTTTAAGTCAGTAGAACGGCGAAAAACAGAATCAGCAAAATTGCCAAAATGATCTTGGTTGCTACATTCATCACCTTGAGACTGTTCAGTGCATCTGGCACTCCAAGATCAGGATCTGGAATTGGTTCAAATTTTGATTCAAAATCCAAAGTCTGAGTTGGCTCGGCACTTGTTGCTAGATTCTCATTGAACCCAGGAGGAAGAGTTCCTCCAAAAGTCTGTCTGAACTCAATGTCCTTTCTGGGCACTTGACCAGGTTTAGTACCGCAGATAGGAGTGCAGCAACCTATATCACAGGGATAAACTATTCCATTCTGTCTATTCACATGAGCACAGATGTAGTTAGTTGGATCCATGGGATCCGTCAGGCACTGGCAACCCTTGGTGGTGAATTCGCTGCCACAGACCTGTGGATTCATCTATTAGTTAAAGAGGAAAATAGTTACATCTGATATATGGAGTACAGCAAGCCCCAGAAGCTTCCAGATGGCCGTTACTTTCTTAAGATTGTTGGTCAGCGTCAGCAGCTGAATGGTGTGACTCTGCTGGATGATCTGACGACCAAGTCTCTGAACATTTCTCTTTCTCCAGACCACACAGCAATTTTCTCAACGATTGATGAGGATATCCTGAGCCAGGCGAAGACCTCCAAGGTTGAGTGGTTTGGCAAGGAGCTTTCTGACGAGACCATCACGAATGCTTACCAGGAGAGCGTGACTGACGGCGTTCTCGGTGCGTCTCTGGCCACCGTCAAGGGTGAGATTGTGACGCGCGCCTACGATCGCCAGAAGAACATCGTCGATCTTCAGGAAATCAAGAAGGATTCCCAGTGCGATGTTGTTATCGAGCTGTCCGGACTTTGGTTCCTCAAGAAGTCGTTCGGTCCCATCTGGCGCGTCATCCAGGTTCGCGTGCGTGGTTCCCCAGCACCCCCAGATTTTCCCAAGGATTATCTTTTCACAGATGACCCAGCCGAGGAGGAGGACCCGGCCGACTATGTCGATTGACCCTAAAAAAATATCCGCGACTTATAATAAATGGATCGCAAGAACCTGCTCATCATGATTCTGGCCGCCGTGGTTCTGTTCCTTCTGTTCGCCCCCAAGACCAGCGGCTTCTCCAACGGTCACGTCATTCAGGGCGCGAACGTGCAGTCGGGTAATTACACCAACCCATTGATCGATGCTCAGTCTGCTCCAGTAATGACCGGTTCTTCTATTGACACGGACTACAACAGCATCGACTCCGTGACCTCCGCCAGCCTGATTCCCCGCGAGGTTGTGCAGACCGAGGACTTTGGCCAGTTCAGCCCAGAGAAGATTCTGACCAACCAGAACTACCTGGACCCACGCAGCCAGATTGGTTACCCAGAGACGCTGGGCGGTGTTCTGCGCAACGCCAACCGCGACATCCGCTCCGAGCCCATCAACCCCCGTACCCCAGTGAGCATCTTTAACCTCAGCACCATTCCCCCAGACACCATGCGCCCCAAGTTCGTGATTGGCAGCGAGTACAATTAGGGAGCGTAGCTCCCTCGCGCCTTAAAGGCTTCTAAATTTTCAAAATAAAAAGTAAATGGCCGACGAGCAGTTCGCCCGTGCTATGAATGAGTGGGTCGCCCTCAAGGCCCAGCTCGCCTCAGCCCGCAAAGATCTTACAGTGCTTAATAAGCGTGAGAAAGACCTTCGCGAGTTCGTCACCCACCATATGAAAACGCATGAAATTGATACCGTCAAGGTCAAGGAGAAGGTCAAGGTGAATCTCAAGGTCAAGAAGACCAAGGGTGGCATCACCAAGGACGTCATTCTCAAGGGTCTGCGAACCTATTTCTCAGGGGATGAGGTTCGGGTCGAGGGGGCATTCAAGGCCATCCAGGACTCTGTTTCCACCAAAGAGAAGGCTTCTGTGAGTGTATCAGGGCTTAAGGACGTGACCGCCTAAATCAATAAGTAAAATGGGCATTAACGACGAGTATTCGCGTGACGCCTACAACTACGAGCTCGCTTACGACTCCGACGAGTCTGGTGAGGAAGAACCCCCTTTGCACCCAGAGGACTGGCAGGACTGGTACTCAGAACAGCTTCTGGATGCATGGATGAAAATCCGGAACTACGCAGATGATAATTACTTCAAAATTCATTCGACGTATAATCACTTCATCGAGTTCATCATGAATCCAGCAAACTATTATTCAAACGAGGACCCCGAGTACGACATTGTGCTTCTCTGGAACGCCATCAAGGATATCCAGGTTATTCACGAGAACATCGAGGCTGAGAACTTTGTCGCATGGGCAAATATTAATATTGAATATAATTAATGATTGATATCACTGGCCCCAAGGTTCTCCTGCCCGCCATCCTGTTCGGCGTTCTCAGCCCAGGTATGCTGCTTTCTCTGCCATCGCTCAAGTTCGCCACCGGTCAGACTTCTTTTATGACGGTTGTGATCCACGCACTGGTGCTGAGCCTTCTTTATTACCTGATTGCCAAGTACTTCCTCAAGATCAGCCTGACTCAGGCTGATTTGATCGTGCCCGCAGTTCTCTTTATGCTGCTGAGCCCCGGCATGCTGGTCACCATCCCTCCAGGCCTGTTCCGCAGCGGCACCACCGGCCCCGTGCCAGTCGTCGTGCATACCTTCGTGTTCGCCCTGGCCTTTGCCACCCTGCGTTCAACTTTCCCACAGTATTACTAGGGAGTTCCTACAGAACTCGCTCTTTTGCGTTCCCTTTCTCAATTTCAATTCAAAATTAAAACTAGATGAAGTGCCTAGCACTCGGCCCAGGTGCAATGGGTGTGTTCGTGTATCTAGGAACTCTTTATAAACTCAAGGAGACTGGCAGACTAGCAGATCTCGAGGAAATCTCGGGAGCATCGGCTGGCAGTCTCGTTGGATTTTCATTCTTAATTGGTAATCAAGATATACCAAAAATTCTAGACCATGCTTTAGAAATCAATACCAAGTCCCTTATGAAACCAAATATCAAGACTCTTCTGAAAGACTATGGTCTAGTACCTGTTAGTAAAGTTAAGAAAGTCCTTGAAGAATTTTGTTTTAAATTTACAAACAAAATTGACATTACATTTCGTGAGCTCTATGAAATCAGTCCCATAAAGTTTCATGTGGCGGCATTCTGTGTGGATCTCATGAGGACAGAGTACCTGAGTATAGACACGACACCTGATATGAGTGTCCTAGATGCTGTCTGTATGTCCATATCCGTACCCTTCCTCTTTTCTGCAACAAAATTGAATGGGTGGCACTATGTAGATGGCGCGACGGCCGAGGTCATACCTTGTGGCCCCTTTATAGGCCGGCAGAGAAAGGACGTGTTCGCCGTTAAACTCGCGTGGTCGCATTCAAATGAAATTAAAGACCTAAAAACATACGGACTTTCTATCATGTACTCTGCACTCAGGATGAGGGCCTCATATGACTTTCCAATTTTGGATATAGATTTGGAGGGATCTGACGTGTTCGATTTTGGTGCGGGAAATGAAGGCAAGTTGAGGATGTTTATGCTAGGTCAGTCCCAACAAATTTCTTGACCAAATTCAAATGAAGGCAGTGATCCGCTCAGGATACACACAGGTTCGCAAGCGCATGAAGATTACCGTCCGGCGGAAGGATGGGACGAGCTATTCGTACATCCGCAAGGCGGGCAAGACCCGTGTGCGCCCCGTGCCCATCCCAGACGTGGGTGCGGCAGGCAAGGGCCCCAAACTGATCGGCAAGCTGAAGAAGGGGATGCTGACGCAGTACGGTTACCACCCAGTCGAGGCCATGACCAACCGCCACAAGTCCCTGTCAAAGGGCATCTCACAGGGTGAGACCCCTCTCGCCGTCTCGCGCCGCCTGCTCGCCATCAGCACCCTGACCAAGCGCACGGCACCCCGTGCATCGCGCATCTACAAGCAGGATGCCAAGTGGATCAAGTCCAAGTTCAAGTGGGGGT